AGAGATGTTGATGAATTCATTCAAATATACGTCAGACCAGAGTTGAGAAATTTGACCTGGACATTGATTGATGAAAAGTTTAAGGATTTTGCAATACCAAACCATTATAGACTATAATTAAATAAAACAATGCGGATATGGTGAAATGGTAGACACGATGGTTTTAGGTACCATTGCTTTACGGCGTGGGGGTTCGAGTCCTGTCGCTCACTCCAAAATAGGTTGACAAGCACTATAATCTATGTTATAGTATATTATAGTTTAAGAGGGTAATCCGATGGCAAGAGATATTTGGGTAATAAGTGACACACACTTTAACCACAGTGGTATCTTGACCTTCTCAGATTATAATGGGAAGCCTGTGAGACCTTTCGATACAGTAGAGCAAATGAACCAGTGTATGCTTGACAACTGGAATGATACAGTAAAGGATGGTGATACTGTTATTCACTGCGGTGATGTGCTGTTTGGTATGGACAAGGTAGAGTGGATGGAAGCAAACTTTGCTAAACTGCCTGGTAAGAAAAAACTTGCATTAGGTAACCACGACAACATCAAGCATGTTGCACAGTACTTCAAGGATGTGCAGTACTGGTACAACATTGATAATCTTGTGTTTAGCCATATGCCTATGCACTCGCAGACTATGGCTGAGAACAAAAGATGGGGACAGGACATTGTTAACGTGCATGGACACATTCACAGTAATCCTTCACCAGAAGGACCGTACAAATGTGTTTGTGTTGAGCACATCAACTACACACCAATCAACATCGAGGAGTTACGTGTTAGATGATTGAAATAACTGAAAAAGAATACGAACTATTCCAAAAGTTAAAAACTATTTTGAAGCATAGCAAAGCAGAGCAACTCGAAGGTGTTTATTTTATCTGTGGTGAAAGCGGAGAAAAAGACCAAATGGGCTTACCGGAATTTATTTCGGTATGCCCTGCCTTCGGGCTAGACGGCTTTGCTATGTACAAGAAACACACAGACTATTCAGCACCGGAGTGGTAAAATGAAACTAGAAAATTTTAAACTAATGCACACAGAAATTCCCAAAGGCGTACAGGCCATTTTAGATTTTAGTGCTTATCAACTTAGTATTGTTAAAAACGAAGTTTCTTACGGTAATAAACAAGGACTGTATGAAATTGCAGTTTTTGACAGTAGTTCTGAACAAGTAAACTTACCCGGTATTACGGATGACAATGGTACTGTAAAAGGTTGGTTGACAGAAAGTGAAGTTGATGCTATTATAAAGAAAATGTACACAATTACAGGCACAACCCCGAGGCAAATATGAGAACACAACCACAAACTATTATTCGTAATCTAGAAGAAAACAATAGTCGACTAGAAAAAGAAAAGATTCTGCAAGTAGCAGCCGACGAAGGCTTGCCAGAGTTCTTTGACGGTTTACGTATGGCACTTGATCCGCTTGTTACGTTTGGTGTTAAGCAAGTGCCTGAAGCAACAGAAGATGGACAAGGCTTGCCAGCCAATGCTTTTGCAGAACTTGCCAGACAACTACAGCATCGTGAACTTACAGGACACGCTGCTCGTGACGCTATACAATTAGCAATGGATGTTGCTACACAAGAGCAATGGAATGATTGGTACCGTCGTATCCTTATCAAAGACCTACGTTGCGGTGTAAGTGAAAAAACTGTAAACAAAGTAGTACCAGGGACTGTTCCAATTTTCGCCTGTCAGCTTGCACATGATAGTGCTAACCACGAAAAGAAAATGACAGGTAAGAAACAAATTGAAGTTAAACTAGATGGTGTGCGTGTACTGGTTGTTATTCATGACACCGAAGGTAAAAAAATTGAAATGTTTAGCCGCAACGGAAAACAGTTCCACAACTTTGATCACATCATTGAAGATATTCGTGCAGTATTGCAAGAGTATCCAGCACCGTATCCTATTGTACTAGATGGCGAGGTAATGAGTGCTAACTTCCAAGACCTAATGAAACAGGTACATCGTAAGGATAATGTAAACGCAACAGATGCAATTCTACATTTGTTTGATACTATTCCTCTAGGATGTTTTAAAAATGGATCATGGGATAAGCCACAAAGCTATCGTAGTCTGCTAGTAAATCATTGGGTGCGTGATCATGCAGAGCGTTTACAGTACGTACAAGCACTTGATTGGGAAACTGTAGACTTGGATACACCCGAAGGCGAAAAACGCTTTGTAGAGCTTAATAAAGCGGCTGTAGACGGTGGTTACGAAGGTGTAATGATCAAAGACGTTGATGCACCCTACGAGTGCAAACGTAGTCATGCTTGGCTCAAAGCAAAACCGTTTATTGAAGTTACATTGGAGGTAGTAGAAGTTGAAGAAGGCACTGGTAGGAATGAAGGACGTCTTGGTGCAATCGTTTGTGAAGGGATCGATGACGGAAAAAGTATTCGCGTTAATGTGGGTAGTGGCTTCACTGATTCTCATAGGGACGAGTATTGGAATGGTCGCAATGATCTTATCGGCAATCTAGTAGAGGTACGAGCAGATGCTGTTACTCAAAATCAAGATGGCACTTACAGCCTACGCTTTCCACGCTTTAAGACATTTAGGGGTTTTGAAATTGGCGAGAAAATTTGACATTCCAAAAACCTTTGAGATTGACAGTGAGATTGCCGATCGTCTTGCTACTCAAAGTCTCAAGCAGCACTACAACTATACTGTAGAAGACTTGGATGACTTTGTACTACACCAAAAAGGTCATCCAGATGACTATGATCGTAACCTCAAACTCAAACACGCTCTCGAAATAGTTCTTGACTATTACGGCGTTTGACTATATAGTTAAACAAACCTAAGGAGTGGCACATGGCAAAAACAACTACACCCCGTAAGAAAAAAACAATAAGAGCAGTACGCCGCGGCGGCGGCATGATTGGACTTATGCCTACCAATAAATGGGAAGCAGCAAAACACTTTGTCCATTACGAGGTTGAATCCAAGGAGTGGCTAAGTGTTATTAAAAACTACATTAAGAAAAATTACGACAAGAAGACTGTTGCTAATATTAACAAGTTACCAGATTGGAAGATTGGTGGGAAGAGTCATTGGACTTGTACGGTGGCATGTTTAGAAGCAGCACCTGAAATTGTACCTGATGCGTACAAAGAAGGTATTGTAAAGTGGATTAACGAACTTGCTGAAGAAGGTGCAGCAGTAGTTGAAGAAAAGAAAGCAGAAGAAAAAGCCAAAAAGAATGTGTATGTTCCTAGTATTCAAGAACGTATTGCAGAGCAAGCAAAAGAAGCTTGTGATGAAATTGAAGAATGGCTAGATGTCTTTGTTAGTGATAAAAAGAAATTTGATCCAAAAGGTTTTGATTTTACAAAACACTTTACACTTAAAAAAGTTACACAAGCTCACGCTCGTAAAATCAAAGGATATTATCAAAGTGAATACGAAGAAGCACAGTTGATTCAAAAGTTACCTACTCCTGGTGAAATCAATCGTATCAAAGATGAACGTGAAAAAGACATGGCACAACAGTTGCGTGAAGGATACAGTCATCTTACCAAAGCAGATGCTAAAGCATATCTCGAAGCATTAGAGCGTCTTATGGGTGCATGTGATGTTGTAATTGAATCAAGCAAGGCAACACGTAAACCACGTGCTAAAAAGGCACCAAGCAAAGAAAAACTTATTGCTAAACTCAAGTACAAGGACAAGGATGATAAACTACAGTTGGTTAGTGTTAATCCGCTTGAACTGCTTGAAGCAACTGAAGTTTGGGTATACAACACCAAAACACGCAAACTAGGAAAGTATATTGCAGACGAAATGCAAAAAATTATGAATGTAAAAGGTACTGGACTAGTAGGATATGATGAACACAAGAGTATTCAAAAGACTCTACGCAAGCCTGAAGAAACTCTCAAAGAGTTTAAGAAAGCAGGTAAAGTTAAACTACGCACTTTCCTAGACGATATTAAGACCACAGACATTAAGTTAAATGGACGTTTAAATAGTGATACTATTATTCTAAAATGCGTTCACTAAATAATGTATGGGGAATGAAAAGTATAATTTAAAAAAAGCAAAACGCATAGAAAAACAAGTTGAACGTTGGGATTTATTTGCAAAAATGGCCCCAACGATTTTTTTGTTTGTTTGTTTTTTACTATTAATTAACGGAACAAACTTTGGTACTGTATTTTTTATAGGTATGGTATGCTTTTCGTTGACCGCAGTTACTTGGTGGTTTTGGACAATTTTTAGTATTCGTTACTTGGTTAAGTTATTTTATAAAGCATCAAACGACTTGATAGAAACCAGCGAAGAATTAAAGTCAATTAGGAAAGAGTATTTTGATGAAAAAATTAATAGCAGCAAATCTAATTAGTGGACTGAGTTTAGTTACATTAATAGTGTTCGGAGTTCAATATCTTATTTTTAAGAACACTCCTGTGTATGAAGATTACAAAATTGAGATTATCAACAATCCTATTACAGGCAACGACGACATTCAATTTGCTATGGTAGGTAGAAAACTATTAGAATGTCAAGCAACGAATGTCTATGGTGTTGCATACGGCAAAGACAAAGAAATAAGGCTTGACCAGTATACCAAAGCATATACTAGAGGTATTAAACCAGGCGAAACAGTAACCAATGCCTGGAGTTATCGAAAACCAAAAGAATTGACAACTGGTATATATCATGTTACTATGTATGGAGATTGGAATTGTAGATTTTGGATTTTCCGTGAAACCACAACACGTTCATATGATAACATCTTACTTGTTGTTAAATGATAAGTATATGCAGAGGACTAAACAGGGATCGACCCTCTTAAAATATTCCGCCCCCTCAACCAACGAGGTAAAATATGGCTTATTACAGCACTAAAACTTACGGGCACAACATTGGACTAAGTGCCTGCTTCAGACAACCTAATGCAGATCATTCACATTGTAGTTTGCTGCATGGTTATAGT